TGGTGGCCGCCCCGCCGCGCCCGCGCCCCCCCCGGGGGGTGGGGGCTGCCCTGCGCCTGCCGCAGTTCCGGATGGGCACCACGCATGGCCAGCATGTCTTGGTCGTCTGCCGCCTGCGGGATGGCCAGCTTTTCGTGCGCCCATTCCAGCGGGATTTTCATGCCGAGCTGCACCAATTCGGGCAGCGCCTCGGCATACAGCTTCATGTCTTCCGGCTGGCGGGTGTCAAACTCAAAATAGGGGATATTGTTGGGGTCGGTGATGCCCTTGTTGAGATACAGCAGCGGCGCAATCAGCTGCCGGGTCAGCGTGGCCGCCAGCTGCTTGGCGTCGGATACCAACAAGTCGTGCCGCACTTCATTGTGGATTTGCCCCAGCGCGTTGGTGCTGGTTTTGCCGTCTGCCTGCGTGGTCAGCGTGCCGCCCAAGATGATTTTGGATTGGGTGCGCTCGCACCAGTCCACCATGCTCATAAAGGTGTCGCCGCTGCCGCTGGCCGCGTCCAACAGCTCCAACATCATGGTTTCCGGGATGATGCCGGCCGCATTGTGGCCGATGCCCACCAGTGCGTTGAGCAGGGTGGTTTTTTCTTTGTCCGACGCGCCGGCCGGGTATTTGCCGAGCCGCACCGGCAGGCCGTAAATCTCCAAAAACTCGGCCAAGTCGCGCACCGAGTAGTTTTTAAACAGATACGGCCACGCCAGCGAGCGCATCAGCCCGCCGCGCGCCAAGAAGCCGCTGCGCGCCTGATGGCGGTGCACAATCCAGCCCAGCGGCCACAAGTCCTGCGGCTCCTGCCCGTTCACGCCCAGCAGCTTGAGCTGGTTGTGCTTCAGGGTAAACCAACCCTGCGGGCGGTGGGTAAACTTAGCCGGCAGCCATAAGCCGTCCACCTGCTGCCAGCTGATTTCCACCGCGGCGAAGCCGTGGCCGAGCGCATCCAGCAGGTCAAACAGCAGCGCCTCAAAGTCCGGCAGGCCGTAGAGCCAGCCTGCCACCTCTTCCGCCAGCTGCCGGCCGGCCTCATCGGCATTTTTCGGAGCGGATACCCGCCAATCCAAGCCGGTCAAAGCGCGTTTGCGCTTGCTCATCTCGGCAAAGATGTGGCCGTCTTTTTCCTCCATATCGGCAAACAATTCCGACTGCGCCGTGATGTCGCCGTCTTCCGCCCCCTCTAAAATTTGATGCAATTTCTGCGGCGTCAGTCCCTTGCTCGGATGCTCGCCGATGGTGCCGCGGGCTTTGGCCAGCTGCGCGGTCTGCTCGCCTTTGCGCGGTGCTTTCGGCGCAGGCTCAGTGTTGCCTGTAATAGCGGATAAAACGGCAGTAAAACGGGATTTGATAGACATAATTAAGCGGCAAGATGCAGTTAATCTTGCCGCTATTGTCAGATGTAAGGCCGTCTGAAACCGTTTGAGCCGCCTCAGCGGGTTGTTACCAAGCACCGCTGCCGAAAGTCAGCACCCCGTTGCTGTCGTTATGGCGCGGTACGGCGGTGTAGTCAATCGCCCCGAAGCCGCTTTGCGCCAGCATCCACAGCATATGCAGCGCATCCGGGCCGTCGTCATGATCCGCCATCGGAAAATGCCGCAGCTGCTGGATCAGCGTGCTTTGGCTGGCGTGCAGGCGGATGAGGCCGTTGGCCATATGCGGTTGCAGGCTCTCAATCCTCAACAGCTTGTCCGCCACCGGCTTGATGCCGCGCGCCGGAATCGGCACGCCCGCCGCCGCGCCGCGTTTGACTAATTCGGTTTTAAGAAACTCCTGAAACTGCACCGTCTCGATGCCCCACAACAGGCAGCGGTATTGCCGTTGCAGGGCGATAATGTCCTCAATGATGCGGTCGGGCAGGCGTTTTTTAATCTGCGCCTCCACCACATCCAGCACGCCGGTGCGCTTGTTAAAGCCGCCCACCAGCAGCGCCGACGGGTCGCGGCTCGCACCAGCTTTGCCAAGTGATGGGTCGCAGGCGCCGAAAAACAGCCATTCGTTATCGCGCTGTACCCAAAAATGCAGGCTGTTGGCAAACGGTGCAGCATCGCCGGATACCGGGTCGTTTTGGTACTCTGAATCAAACGCCGCATGACCCACGCGGGCGCGGATGGTCATCAGCTCCAGTACCCCGCGCGCCGCCCAGCTGGTAATCGCCCCCGCCTCCATTTCCGCGCGGTGGGCGCGGTAAAACGCCAACGCCATTGCTTCGCCCTCGTTGCGGTACAGCTCTTCCCACTGCTCCCACAGCGCCATATTGTCCGGCCAGCGGATCATGGCCTGAAATTTTTTACGGTGCCAAAACGGGTTGTTTAAAGTGCGCGCCAGCACGCTGTCGTAGTGCAGGATGGTGCCGATGTAAATCACATCGTATTTCATGCCCACGCCGCCCAAAGGCAGGATGGTTTTGTCCAGCCAGTCGTTGAGCTTTTTGCGCTGCTCCGGGCTGCGTACCTGCTCGTCGTTCTCGATATCGTCCAAGATGGTTAAATCCGGTCGGTAGGGGCCGTGTCGCAGGCCGCGCAGTTTTTTGCCCGAGCCCGCTACCTGCACCTTGATGTCGTTGGCGGTCACAATCGTACCCGCCTGCCACACCCGCCCTGCGCCCGCCGCTTCGGGAAAATCGGTAAGCAGGCGCGGGTTATAGGCCAGCTCGGCCTTAATCGCCTCCAGCATTGGGTAGGCTTGGTCGATACTGTCCATCACGATTACGCAGTAATGCTTCTGCTCGGTTACGATGCAATACAGAGTAAACAGCTGGGTTACCAGCGTGGATTTACCCTCGCCGCGCGGCGCGCCTGTCGCCTCCGGCACGCCCTTCGGCTCGCGCAGGACTTCAGGTAGCCTCGTAAACAAAAACTCGTGCAGTTGCGACTTTTCCGCCGTGTGCACATAATGCGGGAAGTAGGTATAAACAAAGTATTCAAAGCCGCTTATCGGGTCGAATACCTTTGCCCGGCGCTCCGCAATGGCCGCTGGGGTCGATTCAAAGCCTACTACTTCCGCCTCGATGGTGCGCCGCAGTTGATCGGCAATGGCAGAGAGGGATTTTAGGAACTCTTTATTTTTCATAAATGGAAGACAGTATGAGTAATAGTTTAGGGTGGATAGATCGTAATTTGCAAAATGCAATTCTTACTTTTCTCGCAAAATCTCCTTCTTCAGAATCTAATATCGAAGAGTTTATTTGGGCGAAGCTTTGGAATTCAGAAAAGCATGAACTCCAACCTGATTTTGATTATTTAACAAACAAGTTCCCAGATATTAAAAACCAAGAGTTTTCTCATTGGTATCAAATTGTCGTATGTAATTTTTATTATCTGCATGGGCATAATTTGATAGAGCGCAATCAAGTTGCATCCAACTATTATCGTATTACATCTTATGGAGTTGATTTCATTGAGCAGGATGGCGGGCTTTCTGCCATACTTGGTATAAAAACGGTTAAGCTGCATTCGGACACAGTTAGCGAGCTAAGGAATTTGCTAGCCGACAAATTGGATAAATCCGAATTACCCGAAGCAGAAAAAGCTAAATTGCAGGAAAAACTGGCCGAATACGGCGATGCTGGCATCAAACATCTCATCACCAAGCTGCTGGATGCGGGTGTGCAAAACCTACCGAAACTTATCTCTACCCTCGGTATTCCCGGCCTATTCAACTAACCAAACCTCTTCTCCACCACCGCCCCAAACGGCTCCAGCACCTCTGCCAGTGCCCCCAGCTGTTTGGGGTGTTTTTCCGATACAAACTGCACCAGCAATTCCACCACTTCCAGCGCGGTGGCCAGCTTGCTGGTTTCCGGCAGGATTCTGGCGTTGGCGGCCACGGTCTTGTTATAGGCATCGGCCAGGCTGGCCAGCAGCTTGACCTTTTCCGCAGGGCCCAGGTCGCCGTCCTGCTGCAGCAGCTCCATCGTTGAGTTGTATTGCTGCAAGAAGCCGGCCATTGTTGCCCGCCCCAGCTCTTCGATGCTGCCGCCGGCCAGGGTGTAGGCGGCGCGCATTTTGTCCCAATCGTCGCCGTTCTCGCGCGCCTGTTCGCGCCAGCGCCGCGCGGTGGCCTGCGTGGTGCCGCACATGATTGCCGCCGTTTCCAGCGTTTGATTACCGGATACATAGAGTTGGCGCAGGCGGTCGCGGGTTTCTTTCGGGTGAGCCATAGTCAATCAATCCAAATTAAAAGCCGAATTTAGCGCGGATAAAGGCAATGCCGGTGGCCACCACGCCGCCGCTCACCGCGCCGGATACCGCATCGGCCAAACCGCCGTTGGTACGGGCAATGCGTTGGCAATCGGCCTGTATATCCGCCAGCCGTTTATCCATTTCATCTTGTTTGGCAATGGTTACATCCTGCTTGGCGCTGATTTCGCGCAGCATTTCCACAACCGGGTCTTGGTAAGGGGTGCTCATTTTTTATCGGCCTTTTCGTTTAATTTATCGCTAACCTGTTTGAGGTCGCTCTTGATTTCCCGTAACAATTCCAGCACTTCACCCTTGTATTCTCGGGCTTCGGCTTTGGTTTGATAGACTTTCTCCACCTCGTGCAGGCGTTCGCGCAGGGCGTGATTCTCGGCTTGCACGGAATCAAACTTGCCATCCACCTTGCCGATGTAGCGCCATAACACCGTCATCACGATGCCGATGGCGCCCTGAAATACATAATCGATGGTTAAAAATTCAGCGGCCATCATCGTCTCCGTCAAATACCACACAGCAATCGATGCCCTCGTCGGTACGGCTGCCCACATGCAGGCACGGTCGCCCTGCCTGCACATCAAACTCCACCTCCCAGTATTCGGACAGATCAGCCTTGACTGCCTGATACTGCTCTTTGAGCGGTAGGCGGCATGGCAGCACGGTAAACACCACGCCGAAATTCGGGGTCATGCCCATGCGGTAATCCCAACTGCCTGCCGATAATTTGCGCTCCACCGCCAGTACAAACGGCTCCTGTTCGCGGGCACGGGCCAGCTTGAGCTCCATACCGGCGTGGCACACCGCCAAGCGGTGTTGCACCAGTTCGCGGTATCTACTCACGATTCTCCCCCTGTCCGTTGCGGTACCACTGCTGCCAGCCGGAGGCCTGCGCATCGCGTTTGCCGCACCATGCGCCGTACTCGGCGGCATGGTTGAGCAGGGCTTCCGGGCTACCCGAAGCGGGCGGTGCGGGGCGTTCGTAATCCGCCAACAGTTCCGCCGGAGCAGGCGGCAAGGTCGGCCGCTCCACCACCTTAATCGGCGCTGTAGCCGAAGGCTTGGCGGTAGAGCCGCAAGCTGTCAGCACCAAGGCCGCTACGGCAGCCGCCAGCACTGTTGTCGCGTGCAATCGCATGAGGTATCTCCTGTTTGATATGGGTGGTTTTGGTATCTAATCGGCGGTTGGCTTCGGCCAGTTTCACGGATTGGCTTTGGGCAAAATCAACCCACTTCTGCCGCTCCGCCGCTACTTCGGCCAGTTTGGCGCTGTAGGCGCGTTCTGCCTCCAACTGTGCCTGTTGGTGTGCGGCAGCCACTGCGGCCATCTCCGTTTTGGCTTTGCCGTCACGGTTCAGGTAGCCTGCGCGGTAGGCCAGCCCCAACGCTGCCGCCAGCAGCAACGCCGCGACCAAATGGGGCAGATATTTAATCAGTTTCACGGGCATGGTCGCTCTCCACTTCTTGACGCTTCACGCTGACAAACGAGCGCGCTACGGCATAGCCGCCGACGATGCCCAAATACACCGCCCAAATCTCTGCCGACGGATCAGCCAGTACCACAAATTTATAAGTCCCCGCCGCGCAGGCAATATTCGCCCACAGCTTAGAGTGCGACACCTTGCCCGTCGCGGGGTTTTTAAAAATATCAAAAATTCCCATCCCAACCCTCAATCATTTTTTACTCCTGTTCCGAGATTTCCGCGCCGCCCGTCTGGCAGCGGCCACGCCCGACTTACCCGAACGCAGGCTCGGATGCTGTTTCAGACGGCCGATACGCTCCGGTGCAATCACCCATTCAGGGTTATTGGTAGACAAAGCCGCAAGACACAAAGCAATCAAAGACTTTTTCATTTTTCAGACGGCCTTTACATTAACGCCCAACTCGCGGGCAATAGCCGTCGCAATCGCGCGGCAGATAATCCACTTGCGCTCTTTAAACAGCTTCAAATCCGCGTCGTTGCTGATAAAAAACGGCTCCAAGATAATGCCGCCCGCTTGCGCATAGGCCAAACGGCTGTGCTGCCCGGCGTTGTCGGGCTTATAGCCACCCTCGCCGCGCAGTTTCCAGCCGCTGGCATCGGCCACCGCCGTGCATATACGCTGGCAGGCCGCCTTGTTTTTCGGGGTGGATAAGGCTTCGATACCGGTGGCAGCTTTACTGGCCGCCGCATTGGTATGGAACTCGATAGCCAAGCGGCTGCCTTTGATGAGTTTCACGGCTTCGCGCAGAGGCAAATTTCCCTTGCCTTCGCCGTCGGTTTTAACCTCCAAGCCGTAATCGGTGCGCAGGATAGAGGCCACGATATTGCGCATGTCCTGCGCGATGTCCGCCTCGCGGTCGCTGCCGTTCACGGCGCCCGGGTCGGTATTGCTGTGGCCGGCTGTAATGGTGATAAACATGATAAAAACCCCAGTGGTTACACTGGGGTTATTGTCCATCGGCAGGCTGTTTGAAAATGCTTGAGGCGGTTCACACCCTTAAAACAGCGCATGTTGGCCACTCTCCGGCGGCGGGGCATTGTCGGTCTTTTTGAGGATGTCCCACACCGTGCGGTCGGTAAGGTGATGGCGTTGCGCCAAATTCTGCACCGCCCAAAAAGCGGTCATGTTATCGCGGCTCACCAGCTCGTCAAACTGGCGGCGTATTTTGCGGTGCAGCAGCCCGCGCACCGCCCCGCCCCCTTTTAGCCGCCGCAACCGCCGCCCATG